AGACAGCAGCTCCAGCCCCGGCGCGGTCACATCGTCTTTATCGGCCAGAAATGCGCGGATTTGTTGTACGAGTTCAGTTTGGTTCATAGAAACTCCAGTGTTGAGTGAGGGGCGACACGCAAAAGGATCGTGTTCGCCCCGGATAAACACGGCAAAAAGCCGCAGATTCTGCGCATTACGCGTCTTCAGACCCCAGCTCTTCGCGCATCAGGTCTTTCCAGCGGGCGATCACCTGCTCGGCCTCAGCCTGCGGCAGCTCCGTGACGGCGACGACAGGGCAGTCGAGGGTGATGTACTTCTTGTCCCGCGTCATGATGTGCGGCTTCTCGCCAGCGACGGCCGGGCGGACCACACGGGTACCGACCCACGTGCGCGGCAGACACGGTTCGCAGTCGATGACGGCGCGATTGCGGACATACCAGGTGGTGAAGAGCTGCCCGGCGTCCTCAAAGTCGATCTTGAATACCGGCGCTGGCGGCTTCTGGCGTGCCATCACGCCTCCTTCGCGGCTTCAGCGCGGCGAGCGACACATTTCGGGCAACTGCAATCGTCATCGCCGCTGGCGGCGGACAGGATAGCGCCCAGCAGCATCGCGGCAACGGGCGCGCGGCTCCCCTGCTGTTTTAGGACTTTCACGGCGGACAGAATGGATGGCTCCGTCGCACCGGTCGCGCCGTTGATGTAGCAGGAGACAACGCGCTCACAGGCCACGCCATTTTCCTCCTGCTTTTTGGAGAACACGGTCGCGGCGACAAACGGCAGCTCGTTGGCAACACAAAGCCCGTTGAGCTCTACGATCAGGGACTCGATTTTTGCGCGAACGTCGGTGTTTACGTTGATTTCTTTCATGGGTGTTTCCTCGTCTCATTGGCCCTTGCGGGCGGGTGGTTTCATTCATGCGCCCGGCTATGCAGGCGCAGGGTGAAGCCACTCAACGGCGATGGGCGTTCTTAACGTCGTCCCACGTGGTGAGGGTGTACTGAATACCGCGTTCAGTTACCGCCTGCGCCGCAACGAAGATGTTCGCGTGCCATGTGACGATAATCGTCGCGCGAACCTGTATGTATCGCAGAGAGGGGTCTGCTTTGTTCATATCGATGCCAGCACGGGCGGCATCAGCAGAGCTTTCAAAGCTGAAGATAATCTCTTGGTTAGTCATGGGGGTGTTGCCTCGTTGTTATTGCCCTTTCGGGAGAAATCTTTGTTCTAATATTTTAACTCTAAGGTTTAGAACAGACAACGATAAGTTGCATAAAAGCGAAAAATAATTTGCGATATGCAAACGCAGCACCTACCATCAGTGACGGTTCTCAGGCCAGTTTACCGGGCTGTAATGACGGTACGCGGCTTCCGCTTTGCTGATAGAGCGGTCGCCGCGTCTTTTCGCACCGGTACCGGGGTGCGCTGGCAGGCCACTTTTTTTCGCACCGCTGACGATAACCCTCGTTTTGCCGGGCAGGCCAGCGCACCACCAGTGCCCTTGCGGCATCAGGGCGCAACAGCATGTTCCCCCCCGGATTGGCATGAGGTTGCGCCCGCTCACTCTGCAAGGAATGCAACGACTTCCGCGTACTCCCTACGACACAACGTCATCCCCAACCACAGCCCGTTCTCGACCGTGAGAGTGGCAAGAACGGCGCGCAGCTCGTCGCTGAATTGTGCTTCGTTGGTACAGTCGGTATACCCTGTCAGGTCTGGTGCCTGCTCCAGCTGACGAATGTTGGTTAGCCGGTAAGCGCCATGTGGAAGGCTCGTTCTGTTCCAGCAAAGAATCGTCCGGGCACCGCTGGCTAGTGTTTGCATTTTAAAACCCCCGTTTCTAAAATCGCATCATGTGCGATCCGCGGCTTTTCGACTCAGCAGATCGTGGAGTCAAATGATTTTTTGCGGTTGCGAACATGCCTACACAGAAAACAACGCCCACCAAAAGCAGCAGGGGAAGCAAAGCAAAGCCCCGCAAACGCGTCAGCCGGGACAAGGCAGATACTGGCCTCAATGCAGAAATGCAGGCTTTTGTTGACGAATTACTCACGATGAGACGCATGAATGCGACAGAGGCATACATGCGTGTCTACCGCGTCGCTAAGCCCGAAGTCGCCGCTGCTTGCGCCTCGCGATTGCTAAGACTTGCTAAGGTCAAAAAGGCCCTCGTCGCAGGAATGGAGGCAAGGGCGAAGCGTGTCGAGTACACGCAGGACCAGATGTTTAACGAGCTGGTCATGATGATGCAGGCCGATGTGAACCAGCTCATCGAGCACCAGCGCGTCTGCTGCCGTCACTGCTGGGGAAAGGACTTCCTCTACCAGTGGACTGACAGAGAGGAGTACGAGCGCACCTGTAAAGAGGTTGAGGAAGCCACACCGGAAGGTGAGGTGCCAGACTATCCGCTCGATGACGGCGGCTACGGTTTCGACTCAAGCGAAGTGCCGCATCCGAAATGCCCGAAGTGCAAGGGTCTCGGCTACGGCAACGTGGTGATGCACGACACCCGCTTTCTCAAAGGCGGCGAGCGGATGCTCTACGGCGGCGTCGAGGTGAAAGAGAGCGGTATCAAGATGGTCATCCATGACCAGCTCGCTGTCCGCAAACTGCTGATGCAGCACCTCGGCATGCTCGACCCGAAACTGAACCTCGGGGACAAAGAGAACCCGCTCCTTGCCATCATCATGCAGATGCAGGGCAGGACGCACGGCCCCGATGACCCCGACGAACCCGGCGAGGATGGCTAATGCCGGGCGATAAGCGACAGCCGTCGCAGCCCGGATGCGACATCGGGCCAGAGGTCACGCAGGGAGAGATGCTGTGTGGCCAGCTCCACGACGCGGGCGCACCCCTTCTGCTCCCATCCCTGATAGCACCGCAGGCTCACGCCCAGTTCTTCAGCTGCACGCTCCTGCGTCCATTCCATACCCTTGCGCCACAGCTTCAGCTCGAAACCACCCATATTCCTACCCCGCAGATTATTCGTAACAGTCCGGGAGAAATTCTAGTCGATTACGAAAAATCTGCGCTTTGCGCTGTGTGCGGTGGGGGCTGGTATGGCCGCTAACCGTGCCTACGAAATCGCGCTGAACAATCCCGTGCCGCTGGTGCGGTTGCCGTCGAACCTCGACCCGGACGCGCCCGCATCGGTCAGCGTGCCGGTACCGCATAATTTCGTGCCGGCGACGGCCGCAGACCTGAAGGTGTGCCTGTCCGACCCAATGTGGCGGCTCTGTTCAGGCGTGCTCTACAAAATCATGGTGAAGGAGGACCCGGAAGACGAGGGGTCCGACAGTCTGGTACTGCCCTTCAAGCCGAACAGCGCACAGCGGCGGCTGCTGAAGAATATGCACTTCCGCAACATCATCCTGAAGGCGCGCCAGCTGGGTTTCACGACGCTGATTTGCATCTACTTCCTCGACTGCGCCCTGTTCCGCAAGAACGTGCGCTGCGGCATCATCGCCCATGAGGAAGATGCGGCGAAGGCCATCTTTCGTGACAAGGTAAAGTTCGCCTACGAGAACCTGCCGCCCGCGATCCGCTCCGTCCTGCCGCTGAAGCGTGACGCTGCTGAAGAGCTGCTGTTCGCCCACAACAACAGCTCTATCCGCGTCTCGACATCGATGCGCTCCGGTACGCTGCACTATCTGCATATCTCGGAGTTCGGGAAGATCTGCGCCAAGCGGCCAGACCGCGCTGAAGAGGTCGTGAAAGGTTCGCTGCCGACCGTCTCCACCAAAGGCAGGGTCTTCATTGAGTCCACCGCAGAGGGGCGCTCAGGTCATTTCTTCAACATGACCAACCGCTCACGCAAACTCGCGGATATGGGCCGTCCGCTCGGCTTCAAGGAGTTCAAATTCCACTTCTTCCCGTGGTGGCAGGAGCCGACATACCGGCTCGACCCCGATCTCGTCACCATTAGTGCCAACGACGACGAGTATTTCGAAGAGGTCGAGGGCGTCATGGGGTGCCGGCTCGATATCATGCAACGCGCATGGTACGTGTCCACCCGCGATAACGACTTCTCCGGCGACGACGAAAGCATGTGGCAGGAGTACCCGTCCTCTCCGGACGAGGCATTCCAGAAGTCGAACAAGGCCTGCTACTACGCCGTTCAGATGGCAATGGCCCGCAAGCAGAAGCGCATCGGAAAGGTGCCTTTCGAGCCTGGCTATCCCGTCAACACCTTCTGGGACATCGGCAACCGCGACGGTACCGCCATCTGGTACCACCAGCAGATCGGCCCGTGGCACCGTTTTATCCACTTCACCGAGGGCTGGGGAGAGCCGTACAGCTACTATGTCGGCAAGATGCAGGAGTTCCAGCGTCAGACCGGCTGTATCTGGGGCAGGCACTACCTGCCGCATGACGGTGCGCACGAGAAACAGGGCGAGGAGAACAACGCCAGCCCGCGCTCGATGCTCGAAAATCTAGGCTTGCGCCATATCGAGATCGTCCCGCGCATCAGTGAAATCCAGCACGGTATTCAGGCCACCCGTAACTATCTCTCCATCTGCATGTTCGATGAAGCCGGCTGCAAAGAGGGCATCGTTCACATCGAGAGCTACAAGCGGACGTTTAACGACCGGCTCGGATGCTACACTAACGAGCCAGTGCACGATGAGCACTCGGAAGCCGCTGACGGCATCCGGCAGGCGGCACAGACCTTTACCAACTCAGCAACAGGCACCACGGCCGGGAAGCGCCCGAAACGGCAAAACCGCTCGGGGATGGCCGCATAACCACAGGAGCATAAAGCCATGTCATACAGAAATGACCGGGGCATACTCGTAGAGCAGTCGGGCAAGAACGGTGCAGCTTTCGTCATGATGGTCGATGAAGACGGCAACCCATCCGGCGCTGGCTATCCGCAGGCATCTGTACTCACCGGCATCACGCTACAAAACGTGGGCGACACTTATGTCTTCCAGAGCGGGGATGCCTCACACGGCCTCATTCATGCGGTCGCGTTCGGCACGGGCACCGTAGTGCTGGAGGCCAGCATCACGGGAAATATCTGGACGCCCATCGTGATCATCCCGGTCGGCAATAATGGCGGTAGCGCTAATAACGTCAGTGGCTTCGCCGGCATGGGTATGTGCTATTTCGACGCCGCCGCACCAATGCTTAGACTGCGCGTCACCGCTCGCACCGCCGGCAGCTTCCAGTTCGAGATCGGTCTGAGCATGGGCGTGCCTGTGGCAAGGTCATTGGCTGTGACAAACACCACAACTGTACAAAGCTCAAACGGACTTTCTGGGGTCCAGCTGGGAATGGTCTCCACCAACGCCAACAGTGTCGTAAGCAGCGCGTTCCGCCTCCCAGCCGCTGCCGCCACGACAAACCCCACCAGCGTGAAAACATCGGCTGCGAAACTCGCACTCATCATGGGTTATAACGCCGCGACGTCGGTTCGATACCTGAAAATCTTCAATAAAAACGCAGCGCCAACGATGGGGACAGATACCCCGGTGCTTAATCTGCCTATGCCGCCCAGCGCTCTGTTCCGGTTCGACCTTGCCGATATCGGTCTACATCTCACTTCCGGGCTGGCGTTCGCTATTACCACCGGCAGCGCGGATAAGGATGCGACGGCAGTCACGGCAAACGACATCGTGGGCCTGAACATCATCTACGTCTGATGGCTTTTTGTGTGCGCAATGTTTGCAAAACAGTATCATGCGGTACATAACACAATCATTTAGGTGATTCAGATGAAGTATGACCTCGACCTGACACAGAGCGCCTTCACGAAGGCACGCGGCGATCTGACCCTCTTCGGCTGCTGGCACGGCAGGTATCTGCGGCCGTGCCTTGTCGTGCTCCCCACGTACAGCACGGGCGTACCGCTGGTCATTGAGATCGATACCGCGTGGCAGTGGGACATGGACGACAAGGACGTGGACCCGCGCCGCAATGCCCGTCTGGTCGGGGAGTTTCTCGCGGCCAACGGCATGGATTTCACCAACGTCTTCACCTGTATGCGCGTCGTCTCGCTCATCCATGACCATCTTGGCGACCTGCTGATGATGCCGCCGAAACCGTCAGAAATCATCGTCGTCGCGGACGCGCTCCAGACCGACAGCGACACCGGCAAGACCATCCACCGGGAGATCATCCAGCGTGTTTGATAACGACTACAAAGATACCGGCATATCGGCCGGGCGCTGGGATAACAGCGACCCGTGGAGCCGCATGCCGCAGAGTGACGAGGAGGCCGAGAACGTACCGGCCAATCCCCTCGACGGCCCTAACGCGCAGCAGCTGCACCGCAAGCTCATCGCCATGTACGAGGATGAGCTGGAGCGGCAGGCGGCAAACCGCACCGAAATGGCTATCGATGCCGATTTCTATGATTCCATCCAGTGGCGCGAGGACGATGCGCAGGCGCTGAAGGACCGGGGGCAGGTGCCGCTGGTCTACAACGTGCTGGCCGCGTCCGTTAACTGGGTGCTCGGTACCGAGAAGCGAGGCCGTACGGATTACCGCGTGCAATCCCGCCGCCCGGACGCCGCCAAACCCGCCCAACGCAAAACCGAGCTGCTGAAGTATTTGAGCGACGTGAACATGACGCCCTTCAACCGCTCCCGCGCGTTCGAGGATGCGGTAAAGGTCGGTGTGGGCTGGATGGAAGCTTGCGTGCAGGAAGAGGACGAGGGCGAGCCTGTCTGCGACCGCTACGTCAGCTGGCGAGACGTGCTCTGGGACAGCGTAGGAAATGAGAAGAACCTGAAGGACTGCCGGTACGTTATCCGTACGAAGTGGCTCGATCTCGACGTAGCAGAGGCCTATTTCCCCGGCCGTACAAAACTGCTGCGCCATTCCGCTGCCGGCAATAACAACTATGGCCTCGACCGGCTGGGCGACGAGGCGATGGACAGCCGCGAGACCGATACACAGGGCTATTCCAGTATCCGCACCGCTGTGGACGGTATCAAGCGAGAGCGCGTCCGCGTTATCGAAATCTGGTTTCGCAGGCCTGTCACCGGTACGCGCATGGTCGGCGGCGAGTTCTCCGGCGAGATGTATGACGATCAGAACCCGGCACCGGGGCATACCGCCTCTATCGAGCGCGGGGATGGTTCACCCGAGCAGCGCACCATGATGCGGATGCACGTGGCGCTCATGGTCGATACCGGCCTGCTTTATCTCGACCAGTCCCCGTACCGTCACAACGATTTCCCTTTCACCCCAATCTTTTGCTACCGCCGCGACCGCGACGGGATGCCGTACGGGATTATCCGCCCGGTGCGCGACGTGCAGGAGGACATCAACAAACGGGCCTCCAAAGCCCTGCACATCCTCTCCACGAACAAAACCATCATGGACGAGGGTGCGGTGGACGACCTCGACGAGTTTGCGGAGGAAGTCGCCCGGCCGGACGCCATTATCGTCAAGAAAAAAGGCTATGAGCTGACCATCAACGCAGAACGGGAGCTGGCACCGGCGCACCTTGAGCTGATGAGCCGCAACATCGCGATGATTCAGACCCTGACCGGCGTCACCGATGAGAGTATGGGGCGCACGACCAACGCCACCAGCGGCATTGCCATCGGCCGGCGGCAGGAACAGGGCGCGATGACCACCGCCGGAATCTTCGATAACCTGCGTTTCGCCGTCCAGATACACGGACAGAAGACACTCTCTCTTGTGGAGCAGTTCTTCACCGAAGAGAAGTCTTTCCGCATCACCAACTCACGCGGCGTCCCGGACTACATCACCATCAATGACAGTCTGCCGGAGAACGACATCGTTCGGACGAAGGCGGATTTCGTCATTTCAGATCAGGACTGGCGCGTCACCGTCCGGCAGGCGCAGACAGAGGAGCTGTTCGCACTCCTCCAGCAGATTGCGCCGGTGGCTCCGCAGGTGCCGCTTATCATGCTGGACCTCATTGTCGAAGGCATGGATATGCCGCAGCGTGATGAGCTTGTCGCCCGTATCCGCCAGATTACCGGCCAGCGCGACCCGGACCAGCAGGAGATGACGCCGGAAGAGCAGCAGGCGCAGGCCCAGAAGGATCAGGCCGAGCAACAGCAGCAGGAACTACAGATGCGCGATGCGATGGCCACCATCGCCGGGAAGGAAGCAAAAGCCGCCCGCGACCAGATTGCCGCGCAGAAAGACCAGGCACTCATCCGTCAGATTATGGGGGCGCTCGCCGGCCAGAACATCACCACCCAGCAGAATGCCCTTCAGGCCGCGCTTATGGCCATCGGCACGCCGGGCGCTGTCCGGGTGGCCGACGCCATGCTGCACGAGTCCGGTTTCGTCTCCCGCAGCGAGGAGGAGGACGTGGCCGCGCAGGCCGAGCAGGCTCAGGCCGCACAGCAGATGCAGCAACAGCAGCAGGAACAGCAGCAACAGGAACAGCAGGCCGCTGAACAACAGCAGCAGGCACAGCAGGACCAACAGCAATTTCAACAGCAGGCCGGCCAGTTCGGTCTCGGCGTACCCAAGTGAGGAAAATTTATGAGCATTCGTGACGACTACAGTGACGCAGACTGGGACAAGCTGACCAAAGAGGAGCAGGAAGGCCTGCTGCTGATGGACACCGACCCCGATGAAAATGAGCTGGCGGAAGGCGAAACCACCCCGGATATCGACGGTGAAGGTGGCGAAGGCGGTGAAGGCGAAGCCGCCGGCATGTCCGATCTGGACCGTCTCGCCGCCAACGACCGCAAGGCCGCTGCGCTGGCCGAACAGCAGAAAGAGGAAGCTGGCGAGGGCGGTGAAGGCGGTGAAGGTGCCGGCGAAGGCGAGGCTGCTGCGGCCGCTGCTGCTGCGGCAGAACCCGACGCGGCAGCTAAAGAAGCCGCAGAGGCCGCTGAGAACGCCAAGCTAATTGACCTGCCGAAAGGCTGGAATGCGCAGCTCCCGGAGGACTACGAGACCCGCGTTCAGGCCAACGAAGACGCTCAGACCGCTAACACCAAAGCCTATGACGACGGCGATATCTCCTTTGCGGAATACACCAAGGAACAGCGCAAGCTGGACCGTGAATCCCGCTCGCTCGAAAAAGAGAAGGACACCATCGAACTCGACCGCAAGCTGGCGAGTGAGTCCGTCATGGGGCGCTGGCAGGGCGTCATGAGTGCGTTCCTGCCGCAGCACCCGGAGCTGAACACCACGACATTCCGGGGTGAAGCCTTCGACACCATCCTCAAACGCGTCACCGCCGAGACGCTGAACAAAGGCAAGATCCCCGGTCTGGCCGATGCCGAGAAGGCCTACAAAGAGTGGTGCACCGAGTTCAACGTCGAGCCGACCAACGTCACCGCACAGAAAAAGGCGACCGTGCCGGCGAAGAAAGAGAAGGTCAAAACAAAGGTGCCACCGACACTGGGTGGATTGCCGGCCGCGCAGGCTACCGACACGCAGGACGGCCGTTTCGCCCAGCTCGACCGCATGACCGGTGAAAAGTACGAGGAGGCGCTTGCCAAGTTGTCATCGGCAGAACGCGACGCATACCTCCAGTACGCGAGCTAAGGAGCCAGCCAGCGTGAGCGTATTGAGACACAAACTGAAAATTGGTGAAGAAATCTGGATTGGTGACGCCTGCATAACCCTGCAAAAAAAATCAGGACAGCACGCGCTCATCTTCATTGAAGCTCCACCTGACGTGAAGATTCGCACACCCCAGAGCGATGACACCAAGGAGGAACAAATCACAAACCAGACGGACTAACCACGAAACCACTGTTTCTATTTTGCAAACAGTGGTTTTATAATCAGATCGATTGAATGTGCTGCGCAGGAGTGCGGCCGACACCAACTCCGCACGTTCGAGGAACAGCACATGGGTCAAACCACACTGAAATTCGGCAGTCCGATGGCGCAAAAGCGCTGGTCCGGGCAGCTCTTTCTGGAAACCATCAAAAAGAGCTACTGGGACAAATTCGAAGGCCGCTCCGAAAACTCCGTCATCATGGTCAAGAATGACCTCGCATCCGACGCCGGTGATCGCGTCAGCTACGATATTTCTGTCCAGCTGCGCGGCAAACCGACTTCGGGCGATGACCGCCTGAAAGGCAACGAAGAAGGCCTGAAATTCTTCACCGACGAAGTGATCATCGACCAGCTGCGTAAATCCGTTTCCGCAGGCGGTAAGATGACCCGCAAGCGCACGTCTCACGACCTGCGTAAAGTCGCGAAGGACCGCCTGTCCGACTACTGGGCGCAGTACATCGATGAGATGAAATTCATCTACATGTCCGGCTCGCGCGGCATCAACGAGGACTTCATCGAAGACGAGAGCTACACCGGTCACGCGAAGAACCCGCTTCGCCAGCCGGATTCACAGCACCTGATGTTCGGTGGTGCAGCCACGTCCAAAGCGACCATCACCGCAGGCGACACCATGAGCCGCTCACTCGTTGAGAAGTGCGTCGTGAAGTGCCGCATGATCAAAGCCCGCGACCGCAACTCCGCGAACATGGTGCCTATCATGGTCGATGGCGCGAAGCACTTCGTCATGATCATGTCTCCGTATCAGGAGCACGACATGCGTCAGGAAGCTGGCGAGAAAGGCTGGCTGGAAGTTCAGAAAGCCCGTGCCGCAGCTGAAGGCAAGGCGAACCCGATTTTCGTCGGCGGTCTGGGCATGATCAACAACTGCGTTCTGCACTCCCACGAGAGCGTCATCCGCTACAACGACTATGGCGCTGGCCAGAACGTCGATGCGGCGCGTGCGCTGTTCCTCGGCCGTCAGGCTGCGGTCATCGCCTACGGTTCGCCGGGCGGCATGCGCTTCACCTGGAAAGAAGAGACCGACGACTTCGGGAACGAGCCGGTTGTGGCGGCGGGCACGATTCTGGGCCTGACCAAAGTGCAGTTCAACAACCGCGACTTCGGCGTGATCTCTGTCGATACCGCAGCCACCGACCCGAACGCGTAAGGAGCTGACATGGCTATTGTAAAATCCCCGTGGATCATCGGTACCCGCATGACCAAGCGTCCGCAGACGACCGGTGCTATCCACGTCACCCAATTCACCTACGATTTCGGTCTGGTGCAGTCTCAGGCGCTGGCCGCAGGTGACATTCTGGAGCTGGCAATCCTGCCGTCTGGCGCGAAGCTGGTGGATGCCACCCTCATCACCGAAGGTGCGTGGGCTGCGCTGACGGCTGAAGTTGGGCTGATGACTGGTGAGGTAGGCGCGGACACCAACGCGGACGGTAGCGCCCGCACCTCTGACAGTTCCCTGTTTACCGCTGCCGCGCTGGCGACCACCTTTGCGCGTCTGGCAAAGCCGGATGTCGTGCTGCTGGCGCGTCCGGAAAACACGGAAACCTCAGTCGGCGTCAAGGTATCTGGTGCAGTGGCGAAAGCAGCCGGAAAGCGCATTCACCTGATCCTGTACTACTACCAGTAAGTCACACGTCCAAAGGGAGGCATTGCCCTCCCTTTTTTCTATGTCCCGATCAGAGGTTACTGCATGAAACTTGAATCCCTTATCCGCCGCGAAGGTGGCACCATCGTTGTAATGGACGCTCCGAAGCGCAAATACCACTTCAAACCAGAAGGTGACGCCCCGGAGCACGTCGCGACCGTCGATGTGGAAGACCACGCCCGCGCTATGCTGCGCATCACCGAGGGCTATCGCCTTGTGGCTGGTGAAGAGCTGCCGGCGTCGCTCGAAGATGTGCTGGAACCCGTGAAGCTCGTCGGCTCCCTCGTGCACAACGCCACCTACACCTTCTTTGGAGAGAAGTTCACTCTTGAACAGCTGGTGGAGCTGGCCTGCGCTGATTCCGGCCTGTCCGGTGAGCAATGGAACGAGCTGGCCGATCAGGAACGCTATGCCTACATCGACGCGACTATCAACGAGCTGAAGGCAGATCCGGACGATAACGACGCTGGCGAAGACGAACAGGCACAGGAGCAGGAGAAAGCCCCGGAGCCTGAGCAGAAAGCAGCGGAAGCCCCTGCTGAACCTGAGCAGGCTGCGCAGGAAGATGCCGGGCAGGCTGGCGAAGAGGCTAAGGCCGCTGAAGACACGCCACTGAATCAGCTGCCTAAGCGCGAGCTGATGGTGATGTTCGAGAAGAAAACCAATGTGAAGCCGTCCCAGAAAATGACCATCGCTGATCTGGTGGCCGGCATCGAAGGGGCGGACGAATAATGCGAACAGCGCAGGATATTTTAGAGGCGGCAAGCGGCCTGCTGCTTGATGAGGGTTTCGTGCACTGGACGCTCCCGGAGCTGTGCCGGTGGCTCAATTTCGGGCTGGATGCCATCACGCTCCAGAAGCCGAGCGCGAGCGCTGTGACAACCGGCGTGCCGCTGGTGCGCGGGACGCTTCAGACGCTGCCGGACGGTTACGCCTCGATCCTGCGCCCGGTTCGCAACATCGCAGGCCCGAAAGCCGACCGGATGCCGCGTAAGCGTCTGACGGTGGTGGATGAGCCGAGCCTTTCCGCGATGAACCCCGCATGGGATGACGAAATCACCTGCCGGTACCAGCAGCAGGTGAAGCACGTCCTGTTCGATGAGGCCAGCCCGAAGACGTTCTACGTCTATCCGGGCAATGACGGCACCGGCGTTCTGGAAATGGTGCTGTCAGCCATCCCGGCCAAAATCACGCCATCCGGCATCGAGGACGATATCGCCAGCTACGACATGCCGATAGCGCTCGATGAGACCTACCACGACGCGCTGGTCGATTACGTCATGTACCGCGCCTACTCGAAGGACGCGCAGTTTGCCGGGGCGCAGAACCGCG